CGCGCAAGTTACCGCGCAAGTCTCGTTCCTGGAGAAGGCCGCAACGCATTACGTCGCAGAGCCCCACCAGACGGCCGCCTACCGCTGGCTAGAGGCCTCTCTGGGCAAGGACACCCTGGAGGAGTTCAAGGCCCGCTACAGGGGCTTCCAGCCGCCTGTGGAGCATCCGCCGATCCTGGCGAAGTTCCCGTTGGATGTACCGTATTTTGGCCAGTACGACTCTCGCGGCAGTATGGCCGAGCGCATGTGTTACTCCAGCTCCATGGCGATGGCCATTGAGTACCTAGACCCCGAAGCTATTGATGGCGATGATGATGACTACTTGCGGATCGTGCTGAAGTACGGTGATACCGTTTCTTCCGAGGCGCAGGTGGCCGCTGCCAGGTCGCTAGGCGTGCCGTGTCGCTTCAGGATGGACGGGTCTCAGGAACTGCTTGAGCAACTGCTCGATGACGGCATTCCCGTGCCGATCGGTATCCTTCATCACGGCCACGTCAGCAAGCCCGCGGGTGGTGGTCACTGGATCTGCCTGATTGGCCACGACGATACTCACTTCATGGTGCACGACCCAGCCGGCGAGCTCGATCTCGTAAACGGCGGGTACCCGAAGCGTGGCGGCGAGTACGGGAAGAACCAACGCTACAGTAAGAAGAATCTCATGAAGCGTTGGCTGATTGCAAACGACCATGACGGGTGGCTGGTCCTCTTCGACTAGGCGTCGACCCAGGTTCTGCCGTGCTTGATGTCTGACACGGTGGTTCTGGGGACCCCAAACATCGCACCAACAGCCTTGGCGGAGAGACCTTCTGCCAGGGCTTTTTTGATCAGGGAGACTTTCTCTCTGGTCAGCTTGGATTGACCGTGGCGCTCGCCCTTGGCGATGTCGGAATTGTAGTACTGCTGCGAGCGGGTAGCCCATCGCACGTTTCCTGGCTCGTAATTGCCATCGTTGTCGATGCGGTCTATACTGTGCCCTTCTGGGCGTGGTCCCATGTGCTCTAACCAGTTCCAGAAGCCCGATCCGCGCTCCAGCCACTGCGGGCAGACACTTATCCCGCGTCCGCCGTAGCGGTGGTAGTATTGGTGCTTCGGGTTACGACAGCGATCTCTCATCCCCGTAAAGGTCTTGTACAGGGGGTGGTCATCAGCCTTCATGTTCATTTCTCCAACCATCACCAGTGTACCGACTAATTTTTAGGTAACCTTTGGCGACGTAGAAGTGACATGAAAGTTCTCGGTTTTCTACCTGGCTATCTTTGGACAGGAAGCACGTTGATAAGCACGGGCTCGGCCCTGCCGCCGACGCAGCATATGGACCCGGACACCGGAGAAGTCTACTTCTACGTCAAGCCGCACTTTGTTCATGGTGCAACCGTTGGCCTCTACGTAAAGAGGTCTGGGTTGATCAAGGCTATCGAAGAAGGTCGGGCATAAGAAAAGCCCCGGCTTTCGCCGAGGCCCTCCTTCCCCCTTGAACCCCCCACGGGCTCCCTATCATTTTACTGGTCAGTCGTCGTATTCGTCGCCTTCGCCTCGCTCGTAAGAGAGGCCGGTGCCGGATTCGACGACTTCCTTCAGATACCGGTGAATGTCATCCTCATCCCAGTCGCAGTCGTTAAGCAGAGCGTTGCCGATTGCGTTCAGGGCTTCGGAGTGATCGTCGGTCCACTCACCTGTCTCAAGGGCGTGCTCCTTGAGTTTTGTGGCATTGGACAGCAGTTCCAGCTCTGTGGTCTGTTGCTCCATCTCCTCGGCCGCCCGGGCCTCTTCGATCGTGTCCTCGTAGGCCTGCTTGTCGATGGCTATCATCAGGGCTAGGCCGAGCTTGGCGACGCCGACTCTGAGCAAGGCTACCAGGACTGACTCAAGCCAGACGATGGCGCGAAGCGTAAAGTCCAGGGCTTGGATCAACCAGAAGATGGTTACGGCGACGCCGTTAAAAAGCAGTTTTTTCATGGATTTGGGAGTAGGTGTCGTCGCCCTCGCGACCTTTGAGGATAGAGGAGGTTGGGTGGTTGATCCTAATCACCGACTTTTCGATAAAGCCCCTGATCCCCTCAACCGATGAGGTTTGCTCGTTCCAGTAGGCCTGACGGCCACGGGTCTTCGCGTGCCACAGCTCAAGGTTACCAGTCAGTGTCTGCTGACTGTTTCCGTCATCATTCCTTTCCTTTCGGAGAATCCAAACGGCATGAGAGATATGAGCGATGGCATCAGTGCCTCGGATCTGATCCAGGCCGGGTGGCTGCTTGGACGACAGGGAATCCATGCCAACACGATTCATTTGAGCCAGGACTACCAGATCGATGTCTAGCTCTTTAGCGGCTGTCATGAGGCGGTAAGCCCGCTCTTCCAGCATGGTCGCTTCGTTACTGGGCGCCCCTTTGTGACGAGCGAGGCAGTGGAAGTGATCCAGGACGACAAGGCGAAGCTCCGGGTTGCGGGCTTTCATTGAGCGCATAGAACTGACTACCGCATCGACATCAGCGCCCCAGGGAGCCTCTACTAGCAACTTCCCTCCACTGGCCTGTACTCGTGTCGCGGCCATCGCGATGTAGCCTGTGATCTTGTCCTTCTTTGATTCAGGAGGAGCCTGAATTGAGCCAGAGTAGACTATTTCTTCCTGACAGGTTGCCGTTTGCGCAGTTATGGAGGACCACAGGCGGGCGTAGATGCTACCCTCGTCAAGCTCGGCCGATATAAAGCCTACTGTAAGACCCCCCAGGGCTGCTGCGGAAGCTATCTGTACGCCAGTTTGCGTCTTGGAGCAACCCGTTCGACCGCAGAGCGTAAAAACACGACCGCCGCCAACGCCATCGGGGCGAACTCCGCCTTCCATGTCGATGTCCAGGGCAAGGATCCCCGTCGAGACGGGCTTTACGCTGGCGTTGGTATCCCAGATCCTGTCAATGAAGCCAGTGCGGCCCTCAGTGGCGTACAAGTCATCGAGCATGTCGCGATAGTTGCCCTGCTGACCGACAGACCCGCGAAGCAGGCCCAGGCACTCCATGGAACGCTGCTGGAGGAACTCAATGCTCTTCTCTAGCTTTGAGTCTGCGCGTGTCACTTGGGTGGCCATGTGTAGGGTTTCCTTGTACATGGACTTGACCCGGTTCTTTCGCAGAAGATCCAGCGCAGTGTTCCACTCTGATTTTGCTGCCCCGTAGGCATTCATGGTCTCCTTCAGTCCAAGCGTAGAAGCGGTCTTGCTCAGCTCGGACAGGGGTGCCTGGTTGTACGAGTCGACAGAGACTACGTCGGTATGCATCGAGATGATAGCCGCAACCGAGATGGTCTCAAAATCGGCATCGCCCAGGAAGATCTTGTCGATGTAGTAGCCGATGGCACCAAACACCCTGGTTGACCAGAAGTAGTCAGGGAAACGCTGCCCGTGGCCGACGCCGACGGCAGCACGCAGCTCGGACCACAGGTGACGTGCAACGCCACTAGGAGAGGACAGGACACGGCAAAGCACAATGGCCTCCTGGTCTGTCGTGTCGTCCATCTTGGCCGTAGTGGTGGGCTGCAGTTTTTCGATCAAGCGAGCTGCGCCCATGGCGGTTTCGACTGCGTCCTTGTTGCAGCCGATGATCTTGTCGCCGTCAGCCTGGAGGAGGCCCAGGTCAACGGCTTTTTGGATGTAGTGGGGGAAGTTCATGCGTTCTCCTTCTGATACCAAATGTACGAGTCAACGAGCGGAGCCTGCTGCCACTGGGGCGAATGGATCAACTTGGCGTCGGCGAACTGGCGTGGGGTCAGCTGTTCGTTAAGATAGCCGGCGAAGCACTTCCGAAGGAACTCTTCGTAACTTTCCGTAACCTCAAGTCGCTCCCGCGCAAACCTCACGGCCATGCACACCAGCGGATCACGCTTGCAGGGTGCCCATCCCTCCTTCTTGGTCTTGTCCCAGGCGGCGTCGATCTCATCGTATTCGATACTGAGCTTCTTGGCGCTTTCGGCCTGAGCCGCCTCGACCTCGTCCATCTGGCGGAACTCTTGTTCCTGGCGGCGGCGGATGGCCTCCACGTTCGCGGCACCGCGCTGCTCCTTCCGCTCGATGGTCAGACCTCTCTTGTAAAGTTTTTCAACGTTGAAGAACTTCTTGTCGTCGAGATTGGCACCGAAGCCAAAGACCTTGGCGGGAGTCATGTCCTTAGTGCTCCACCAGTCGTCGGCACCGGCGCCGCGCAGGACGGCACCAATAAAGCCGTCGTAGTCGTCGCGGTCAAGGTCCAGACGCTTGGTCTGGGTTTCGATTGCGATCAGTACGGGCAGGTTGAGGCTGCCGTCGAGCTGGAGGTAGCTTTCGGGCTTATGCTTGTTCCAGGCCTGCTTAATCAGCTCCCAGCGGTCCTTCTGGCTCAGCCCGGTGGCCTGGCGCTTGGGCTGCTCTTCGACCTCGGCAATGATTAGCTTCTCGGGCTCCGGCTGCGGCTCGGCCTCCGGCTCCTCAAGCGGGACCTGATCGAACATGGGCAGAAGCTCGATGCAGCCATCGCGGACACCTCCCTCGATCATGCCGAGCATCTTCAGTTTGCCGAGGACGGCGTCCAGGTTGCGGGTGGTGAGCTTGAGTGCAGCGGCTAGCTCCTCCTTGCCGCCTTCAAACCTGCGGGAGGCATGCAAGGACAGTAGGAGCATGTAGGCGCGGGCGACCGCGGGGTACTTCCAGATCCGCGAGTCATCCAGGAACTCGTTTGGGATCTTAGTGAAGGGCCTCTGGACCTCAAAGGCCCTCTTGACGCGGAGCATGGTGGGGGTGGCGTGGGGTATTCCCATTCTACACGCCGACACGCGAACACGTCAACACGCGAACACGTCAACACGCCGACATGCGAACACGTCAACACGCGAACACGTCAACACGCGGCGTGTAAGTCATTTACACGCGGCGTGTAAAACCACCTATATATTACAAAGACTCTTTTAAGACTATGAAAGTCAGCCATCAGGAAGCCGAAAGCAGGAGGTCGCTCTACGAGGACGGTGGCAAGGCCATCGGTGAGCTGCTATGCACCTACCCCGAGAAGGAGCCGCAGATCTGGAAGCTGGTGGCTGGTGCAGGCCTATGGACCCGTAAGGATCTGGCGGCCTTCAAGTCCCTGTGGAGGCGAGACCATCCCGTCGAGTACAGCAGGATCAAGCAGGCCAGGTACGACCGCAAGCAGCTTGCCCGGCGGCGGGCTGATAACCTGAGAAGCAAGCAACAGGAAGCCTCTGCCGAGGCCATGCCTACCAGCAAGAAGGCCCGGAAGGGGACTGATGACTGAAAAACAAATCTCGATCCTCAGAGCCGCTGGCTCCTTCGCGCTCTGCGCGGCCTACCTGACCATCACCTCTGGAGCCCTTGTCCAGGGCGTCCTACTGAACATGCTAGGCCAGGCCCTGCTCCTGCCCTTCGGACTGAAAACCAAATCCTGGGACCTCGTAGCCCTGTCGGCATTCTTCGTCGCTGTGAACCTGCGCGTGCTGATCGGCGGCTGACCCGTTATACTGAAGACATCCCCAACCTCAAGGAGGAACCGAGCATGGCTGAGATCCCCCAACTCAAGGGTCTTGTCACCAAGGACATGGTGAAGACCATCGGCACTGGCCGTTATGCCGCAGAGTACTGCCCCTGGAGCAAGATCGCCGAGCTGATGCAGAAGCATGCTCCCGGCTGGATGCCTGAGTGTGTACCGAACGCTGACGGCGACATCCTGCACCGCGCACCGGTCGGTGGCTACCTGCAGATTCGCTTCGTGCATCTCGACGGAACCTCGACCCCTGCCTACCCGCAGGCAGTCCAGGACAACCGCCACGCCGCCATCGCCTACGAAAAGATCACGGCCCGCGACGTTACCGATACCCAGCGTCGCGGTTGGTGCCTGGCCGCCGCAGCTGTTTTCGGTATCGGCGTTGAACTCTGGACACGCGACCCGCTAGAGCAAGGCTACAGCAATGCTCAGTTCGACGCAGAGGCCCTGGAGGCTGCTCCTGTAGCCCCAAAGGCTCCAGCTGCCCAGGCTGCGCCCAAAGCGGCCCCTGCAGCGGCTTCTAGTGGCACTTCTGAGGCAACAGAGGCCAGCTTTCGCGAAGCAGCCCTTGCCAAGGGCGTCGATACCCGAGCGATCGATGCCATCGTCGTCAAGCTCAACGGCAAGTGGGCCGCCGGCATCGCAACCCTCGCCAAGAAGACCGCAGAGGAGCTTAATGCCCAATACGCCCCCGCCGACGACGTGGAGCAATGGTGACCCCCTCCAGGGATTCATCCAGTTCTTCAACGGATTAGAAGTTCTAATGAGTAGGGGCTAGACAAGCCCCCTTTTTCATGGCATACTGGAACAGTAAACAAAACCTCGCGAGGTACCGATGATCGATTCCATCACCGCTTGGCTCAACAGCGCTGGCGGCTACCCGATGCTCACACCCGAGCAGACCACCCTGCTGGCTCGTAAGATCCAGGCCGCAGAGGTAGGTTCCGCCGAGCACACCAAGCTGGTCAACAAGCTTTGCCGTCATAACCTGCGCCTGATCGTCAAGTTCGCCCGCGTCTACATGAGCGGCGGCAACCGCAAGACGTCTTGGGTTAGCGACCACACCCTGGACCTGCTACAGGAAGGCTATTTCGGCCTTCGCCGGGCGGCCTGCAAGTTCGACCCTGAGCGGGGTTACACCTTCGCTACCTACGCCAGCGCATGGGTGCGTCAGGCCCTAGGTAAGTACCATGTTGACAAGCTGAGCCTGATCCGCGTGCCCGAATCCTCTGCTCGTGAGATCTTCTACTATGATAACCATGGCAAGCCCCGCAACGAAAAGGTGGCCAAGTGGGTTAAGGCTGCCAGCATGAGCGCCAAGGATGCCTATGGACTGGTCTCCTACGACAGCAAAATGGCCGACGAAGAGCATAGCCTGCTCTCCATCCTCTCAGAGGAGAACCGTCTTACCGACGGCCGCGAGGAGGCCACCTACGACCGCATCGGGCGCCTGATGACCGACCTGGGTATCGAGCAGCAGGTTCAGGATGTGATCGTCTCCTACTGCAAGCGCGGCAACCTTGACACCGCGATGGCTAAAAACAAGATGAGCGGTACCAAGGCCAACCGCGCCCTGGTGCGTGGCTCGATCGCTCTGATCAAGTCCCACTGCGCCCAGTAGACTGTAGAGAGAGGGAGGGACACCTCTCTAAAAACGCCCCCATCAAACCTTTACAAGGCATCGAACCAATGGCTTCCATTTCCCTCGCTGGTACCGTTACTGGCAAGCAGGGTGAATCCCCCGTTACTGTCAAGACCTTTGACAGCGGCGACTCCGTGGCTACCTTCTCTGTAGCCGATCGTGAATACATCTACACCAAGCCCGGAACCGAAAGCAAGGGTCAATTCTATCGTGTTGAAGTTCGCGGTAAGTCTGCACAGATCGCAGCCGACCGCCTTCAGCGAGGTGACAAGGTCGCGGTCACTGGGCAACTGGTGCAGCGAGACTACGAGGGGAAGACGTTCCTAGATGTCCGTTCGGCCCGCGTTACTTACCTTGAAGCGCGACGGGACTCAGCCGACGAACCTGCCTTCTGATCTGATATAATGATGGGGTCCTCTGAGACCCCTTTCTTTATGGACCTGCACGAATCCGAAATGGCTCCTGGCTACACAGGTGCGCTATGGGATGACACCCCGCTGCTAACGCACGCGAACGTCCGCCCGTTTGTATGGGCCATCTTGCTCTACCGTGGCGCTGTACGGCCCTCTGAGGTGATCGGGGCAGTGACCCAGGTATGCGGCCTCGACGACCTGCGTGAAGGCGCCTGGGACCCGCTCCTGGGCGACTACGGCGACCGTTCCCGCGTGGAGCTGCTGGTGGATGAGGTGCTTGGCGAGATGATCTCCGAAGGCCTCTGCCGTTACAACTCCGAAGAAGACCTCTGGGTACTCAGCCTTGGAGGCAACAAGCGGAACGTTCCGCACGTCATCAACGCGGTGACCGCCCTGGATGCTATGATGCCCCAGCACCTGTTGGCAGACCTTGCCCAGGAGGACCGCGACCGTTTACCCGTACCTTTCTGAAGACATGTCCGTTCGCCAAAACAAAAAGAAGCGCCAGCAACGCTACCAGCGACAGCTGGAGAGGCAGGTCCAAGAGCACATGGACGGCCCCTCCGAGGGCCAGTACTGCGTCTTTGACAAGAAGACCAAGGAGAAGCACAAGGGCCTAAACTTCAAGCAAGCCCAGTCCCTGTGGAACTCACTTGAGAGTGCCATCATTCTCAACGATGAACACGTGAGAAAGTAATGGGCCGTTTCAATAGACAGACAGGAGAATTTACCGCCAAGCCATCAACGCTCAAGGCGGTAGAACGAATGTACCAAAACCCGACGCCCTTACCGGTATTCCGCAAGGGCACCCAGGTCCAGGTTTTCTGCGGAGCCGGATGGCTTCGCGGTACAGTAGAATTCAGTAGCAGGGATCGTTGCGTTGTGTTTCTGAAAATCGGAAGCCGCCGCGTGATTTGCTACGACGCAAGGAATCTAAAGGAGTACACCCCGAGCAAAAAATGAAAGCTAAAGATCATCCACTGTATATTACGTGGTCTCGAATGAGGCAACGTTGCAACAATCCGTCCTCAAGCGCCTATTGCAACTATGGGGGAAGGGGGATCGCAGTCTGCAAAGAGTGGGCGATGCTAGGCAAACCAGGGCGCCACTCCAACGGCTCTCTACCCCCTGGCCTGCTTACCTTTGCTTCGGACATGGGACCAAAGCCACCAGGAACTACGTTGGACAGGATCGACAACAATGGCGATTACTGTCCAGAAAACTGTCGCTGGGCTACAACACGTGAACAAGCCCTGAACAAAAGGGCTCCCAAGCCAAGAACTGGGTTGCCGCGATGGGTTTACTGCTACAATGGGAAGTATAGGGCCCAATACATGGGCCCAGGTACTAGGATTAACCATTATCCTGGCACTTACGACACCCCCGAGCAGGCTCACCTTGCGGCTTGCGCTCACCGACTCGAACACTACTGGAGCATCTGACATGACTGATATGGTCGATCGCCCTTCTCACTACGTCGAGGGCCGCCAGTACGAGCCGCTCAACGTCATCGCCGACTGGGACCTGAACTATCGGCTGGGCTCAGCCCTGAAGTACATCAGCCGCGCTGGCCGCAAGGACCCTTCTAAAACCGTCGAGGACCTGCAGAAGGCTATCTTCTACCTCAGCCGCGAGATCGAGGCCCTGGAGGCGTCCACAGTGCCCTACGCGGTGACATACGAGGATGTACTGCAGGAGTACGCAGCCTGCGCAGCCGAAGGCTACGAGTACAACGCTGAGCAGTCCCTGGACAGCCAGCACGCCCTGTGGGACGACACCCTCGGCCCCGTGGAGCCGTATGAGCCTACCCCTCGTCGGAGGTACGACTTCCTTGGCCAGGCCGAGTGGGACGCTCCAGACCCGGAAGAAGCCTCTCTGCGCTATCCTTCCTGCGAGGTTGACCTGGACGAGCTGCACAAAGACCTCGACCAGTTTGAGGAGAACGAGATCGTCCGCACCTTTGAGCGGCGTGGCATTATCTTTGGCATCGATAAAAACGGCACCACTTACACCCTTGGCATCTCTGGAGGTACCACCAAATGAAAACCGTAGCAATTTTTGGGTCCGCTCGCCCCAAGGAAACGACGGAACTCTACTACAACACGGTGCAGGCTACTCGCCTTCTGGCAGAAAATGGCTGGACGATTGCCACCGGTGGAGGCCCCGGCCTCATGGAAGCAGCTAACGTCGGGGCAAAGCTTGGCTGCGAGGGAAGCACCTGCTCACTCGGCTACTCAATTTACCTGCCATTTGAGGCAGAGACAAACGCAGCAGTGCAGGTTGACAGCCATCACAACGATTTCTTTACCAGACTCAAGCAGTTTACTGATGATTGCGACGCTTTCATTGCTCTTCCTGGTGGCATTGGGACTCAGTTGGAAATCCTGACCGTTGTTCAGTTATTGCAGGTCAAACACATGGAGCAGAAGCCACTCATCCTGGTTGGCAGCATGTGGCACGACATCATGTCGTACACCATGAACCGAATGTGGCGCGATCGGTTTATCTCTGATGACGAACAGTCTTTCCATTGGAATGCTATGACACCGATGGAAGCAGCAGAAAGGCTGCTAAGAGCGACATGACTTTCTTAGCTTTCACAGGCTTAACATTGGGCACTGCTATCATTAGCGGTGCCTTTTTTAGTGCCATTGTGCTCTTCGTGACCTATCTTGAGACCCGCAAGTGATTGAGCTTGAGGTGAACATGCCTTTGTACAGCAAGGCAAGGCCGCGAGTTACAAGGCATGGAACATTCATGCCTGTCGCATATCGACAGAAACAGGCCGAGATGGTCAAACAGCTGAAAGAGCAATGGGACGGGCCGCCTCTGGAGGGCCCCCTGCGATTGGAGCTGCGGATCAAAGGGGAGGGCAGGGCTGATGCTGACAACATCATCGGAGCACTGATGGATGCCGCCAACGGCCTCTTGTGGACCGATGACCGAGTGAGTATCATCCCCGAGATCCTGGTGAAGTGGGAGAAGGCGCCAAAGGCTGAGTCCCAGTGGCTGATCACAATCTACCCATTAGACTGAAGCAGCAACCGGCGTTGTAACGTGGCAGCAACC